GCTTCATAGGATTCTCCTGAACTGCGTATGTTGTAATATCGTGTTCCCTCTGGTTGGCTCTATGCTTTCCAGTTTTTCAGAAAAGGTTTAACGTCCCCCAATTAAGCACAAGGGACAAACTTAGAAGTTCCAGCGGAGTAGTAATTGTTGTAACCACCAGCTCTTGATACGGCCATTTCATTTCTCCTTTACATTATGGGTAATATCAAGAGCCACATTCCTTTATGCAATAACCCTGCCCTCGGCATAGGCTTTGTCATAAATATGCTCAAGCTTTTCACCCAATTCTCTTAGTTTTTCTGTTTTATTATACTTACCTTTAGTGAGATCATCATAGAACTTCTCAACCTCAGCTATTGGATAAGTCTTCTTTCGCTTATCTGAAGTATCGACAACAGATGCGTTTCTGCTTTTTGGTAAGGCTTTCTTCTCAAGAGCTTTCTTAGGCTTGCTCTTAAGACGTTTGTAACCGTTGAAGAAAGTAGCAGCCCACCGATGGTTTCCAGTAGCAGCAGCATCCCCTAGTTCTTCCTTACGGGACTTAGTGCTATCAGGATCATAACCCTCCATGTACTGTTTAAAACCAGCATCGTAGTTCAAAGTCTCAAAGTCTGGAACAAGACGTTTTAAATTATCCAAGAAGATATTGTAAGCTTGCTGCCTTTCATAATCAGCAGTTTGCTTCTTCTCTTTAATTCCGTTTCGTCTAGCTGCTTCAAGTTGATTTCTTAAAGGAGCAGTAGCAACCTCTATAGCTTTCGCATTGGCTTTCTTAAAAGCCCTGATTGCATCCTCTCCCAATACATCAACATCTTCCTCAGTAAAGATATCAGCATAAATATCAACGTTAGCATTAACAGCAGCAAGTTGATTCTGGAGTTCAGTTATCTGTTCCTCCAGTTGGGTATTAAGGGTTGTGAGGTTAGCAACCTGTGTTCTCAGAGTAAACAATTTACCATCGGTAGCACTACGTAAATTCTTATACCTCAGATCAAGCTGTTCATACTCAGACTTCCACGATTTACGTTTTGGTTTATCTTCTTCATCTTCTTCGAGTTCTTCTTCATCTTCAGAACCCTCGTCGTCAATCTCTTCTGCATCAGGCTCTTCATCAGATAGATCATCTACCTCCTCTTCAGAATCATCTAATTCCTCAGAAGGTTCAATTTCCTCATCAATGATCTCATCATCCTCATCAACAAGGTCCTCTTTCTTCTTCTTAGAATCATCCTCTAGAGGTTCGATTACATTCCCATCTTCATCAAGCTGACCTGCAAACTGCTCTCGTTCAAGCTGTGCAATTTCTGCATCAAGATCGTCCAACATTTTGTTGCCAGTACTCATTCATGTTCTCCTTTGTCTGTGAGTCAAATACCACTTACGAGACTAGGATAATAGTTCAGAGGCAAGTGCGAGTCTTCTCTATTACTTCCTAGTGGGTCGCTCAGTTTCTTTGAGGCAGACATTAAGTTTGAAAACATCAAGGATCTCGGCCACCAATTGACCGGCTCCCTGATGGATACCTAAATCAGTTGCAAGGTTGGTAAGTCTATCGACATTCTCAACCCTATACCGAATCAAGACTTCTTTTAAAGCTTCCATATCTCCCGAAGCTATACGTTCTTTCTCATTAGTTTTAAATGTAAGATGAGTCATAATTATAGTTTAGGTTGTGAGAGTTCTGCTTTCTTACGAGCATTCTCATTAGCTTCTTTAATACGAACCTTCTCTTGATCAGCAGCTATTCTACCAGCTTCAGACTCCCCTTTCTGCTGGAGTTCAAGAACTCGTATCCTACTTAAGATCTCATCCATTTGTTTCTTATGGTCAAGCTCGGCCATCTTAAATGCTTGAGTTTCCCTATGCATTGCCATCTGACCATCAACCTGAAGTTGGGTAGCTTTAAGACCAATCTCTTTATCATTCCCCTGAGCTTCAGCAGCAGCTTGTGCTTGTCTTGCTTGCTCCTCTTGTTTCCTCTTGAGGGTAAGATTATCGGGAATAATATTCTTACCAAGACCAAGATCTTCAGCCATAACCCTAAGAATCTCAGCTCTACCCTCAACCCCCATAACGGCCATATCTGTAGGATTAGCAGTAACCTGAAGAAACTCATTTCTTCTAATCTGCTGACTTCCTTTAACAGTAAGAGCTGAAGATCCTAACGCTCTGACCATTACATCACCAGTATAGTTTAGATCAGGATTCTGAAGTAGGTTGTAGTAGAACTGGTATTCAACTCTTGGTATAATCAATCCATAATCAATATTACGGATAGCATCTTTAATGCTCTTAGCTGCACTCTCAAGCAACATAGATAATCCTTGAGCAGTTGCAGCAGCTCCTCTGGCCTGATCAGACCCATGAGCATATCGGGGAATACCGCTCACTTCATCAGCTTTCTGTTCAAACTTATCATAGACAGCCAGAAGCTCACTAGCTAAGGAAGGTACGCTGAAGAAGTTAATAGCCCTTCCACCACCACCAGTCTTATCGCTAATCAACTGCCAGATCTTCATTGGCTTAATCTCTTCGATATCGCCATCGTCTGCAAGTCGATCAATATACAACTCTACTTGAGGACCACTGGCTAATCCCATATTATTAGCTAATGCCCTAGCCGCAGCATTACACATTCTCTGAGTATCATCAAGAATATTAGGAAGAGATCTTCCCCAAAATGCTCCTGGGATATTACAGAAACTTGCTTTATAATAAGGTCTTCGTGAAAGAGGATCATCATTGATCTCACACTTGATAACCTCATTACCAGCTAACAATATCTCTACTTCATACTCTGCAAGAGGATCATCAACAAAGATCTTATACTCCATCATGGAGTTTCCATCTTCATCTTCCTCATAATCACACTCATTGATTCCCCAATCAATAAGCAATTGACCTTGAACCTTTCCAAAGAAATGCATACCGTGGATGATATCTTTGTTCATCTCAAACTCAGTACCACGTTTCTCTACTTCTGCTTTATCATCTTCAACATTAGTGAGTCGATACCAATCTGAAGTAGGACGCTCAAGTACCTTGTCGATCATCTCGTCTTTATAGAAAGAACTCCCCTTCATACTATAAAGATCAGACCGCATGAACCTCATATGTTCTATACAATCACCATCTTGAATAGTGGTGGAGCTAGGAGAGGGATAGAAGTCTAGAGGACTTACTCGTTTATTCTCAAACAAGAACTGATCACTTACAATTACCTCACCATTCATCCATGTGAGCTTCTTGTTATTCGTAATAACAGGACCCTTCATAATAGCAGTCGGGTATACAACAAAGTCATCTATAAAATCGCTAAGGGCTTTTTCCCAATCACCCTCTACAAGTTGATCCTTGATAAGCCTTTCAATAACTTTAATCTGGAAGAGTCCTTCTTTCCTTATCTCCTCATAAACTGCATCAGCTATATCCCGTCTAAGCTGTCCAAGCTCTCTAAGACTTTCTTCGGCCTTCTGAAGTTTATTAGGTTGAGGAACAACTGGTTGCTCTGTTTGTCCCGATGACTGCTGTTGAGCAGTAGCTTCAGCCATTGCCTGTTGTTCTTTCCTCTTATCTACTTCAGATTGAATCTCGGCCTCAATCCTTTCCTTCAACTCATTAGGAAGATCCTGAAGAGGAGAAGGCTCAATCATAAAAGGATCTACATTAGGATTAAGAAGTATGTCTCTAATCCAACTAGCTGCTGCCCTACATTTAGCATTAGTAATACCAAGGAAGATCTCTGATCCACCTTCTTCCCGGATCTTCTGGAGATCAACAGGGCGATACTGATTGTTAAAAGCACGATGACCATTTACTATTTCAGTCTCAATACCAGAATTAAATCTGGCATTCTTGAATTCTTCAAATTTCTCTCTAACGTGACCACTTAATGCAGAATAAAAGTAATCGTGTTCTATCTCATCAGAAGAGTCCTCTTCTTCCATATCTGAAAACTCAGTATCCAGATAATCTAAAGTCTCATCAGTTCCTTTAATATCTATTGCTTCTTTTATTTCGTCTAAACCCATAGATAATTAGATCTCTTGATCCCTCTTGGTTTCATACTGGATACAGTATTCCCATAAAGTTTATCAGCAAATGTTAAGGCGAGAGCATCCCCGAAGTCTGGAGAATCATCTCCTCTACGTTTTATATCCTTCTTAGATGTAAGTTGAATCTGAAGTTTGTTTGTATAAGTATAAGTCATACCAACTAGATCATCCTTCAAAGCATCTATGAATGGGAGATCAGCCCCATTGAATAACCAATCCTTCATATCTCCCCAAAGCTGAGATCGTAGGTTATTATACTTAATAGGATTGGTTGATTTATTTGAGACTACGATCTCCTTAACAGGTAGACCAAGCTCCTTACACCTATCTACAACACCACCACCAACTCCGATACCATCCACGTATATCATATCCGGTTGCATCTTGTTCTTATACTCAACAAGTTTCATAGCAACTTCCATTGTGTTGAGTCCGTGGTAATATGTTACATCTAAAACCTTTGGTCCTTGTCTTGTTACGAATACCGTCTTATCAGCCCCAAATCTTGCGATATCAGCCCCGCAGACCTTTGGGTAATGGTGGTACTCATAAACATTCAAATCGGCCTCTAGAGCCGTTTTTACTACGTCTGTGGGTATAAACTGTTCTTCACTTAATCTACCGAACTCTCCAAGGACACGAATGGCATACGCATCACTAACATCACTATCTACCTTCTCAGATAC